CATTAGGGGATTCATCAGGGCCTTGCGCCGACGTTTGACATCATCCGGATTACGACCACCAGCACGTACCCAGTCTGATTCTGTCGCCGCTCCACCACGAATCTGGATTTTCCAGGCCTCAGCCTCCTTAACAGGGTCAATCCACGGCATCACTGGTCCGGAATACACCGCGGTATACAGTGAAGAACGGTCAAGATCGCGGGGTAACCTGATAACACCGGATGCCACAGCCTGTTTCAGCCAGGCACGATACATCGGGCGGGTGACGGCACCAATAAACCAGTCCTGCAGGATCAGGTAGCCATCAGTAGACTCAACCAGTTCCTGACGCTGGGCGCTGTAAGTGCCGTTATAGTTGCGTGCCGTACTGGAAAAACTCAGACGACTGCCCGCCGCCACGGCACGCAACTGACCATTACGAAAAGTTTCAAGGTTAGGATTGGGACGATCCGACTTCACCATTCCGATTTCTTCGCCGGGTTTCAGATCGTCGTAAATAATGCCTGGCTGAATGGTAAGCTCGCGTTCATTCTCCTTGCTGCCATTACCATCCGGTTCATAGCTCTGCCCGTCGCCTTTCCGGATGTACATCCCCAGAGCAGCGGCGATCCTTGCTGCAGTCAGCTCAGAATCTTCATACTCTTTCAGGGCACTGAGGCGGATCAGCACACCGGACAACAAAGACGTCCCGCGCATCTGGTGCAGACGGCGAACAAATTTAAGATGCAGCATTCGCTCTGCATCCACTTCTTTGGTTTCCATCTGCCGCCCGGATACGGGACGGCTTTTATACACCAGATATTTTTCGGGACGCCCCCAGTCATCAACAAACACGCCCTGATTCAGCCTGTTGCTCTCATCACTGGTCATGGGAATAAAGTCCGGCTCGAGCGCCTCCAGCCAGAAATGAACACCGGCAGAAGGCGTCAGGCTGTTTATGCGCCCGGAAACCATCTGGGCAAACACCTCACCATCGCGCAGCCAGGTACGCAGCATCAGACGTTCCAGCATCGGACGGGTAAACTGCCCGGTGACTTCCGGACTGACAGACCATTCACTCCATCGGGTGCGTATCTCCGCTGCCAGATCACGGGCAATGGCCCCATTGCGTAATACCGGATGTGGCTCGACAATAATCCCGTTTTTCCCCACCACCCGTTCTTCCAGCTTGTCAAATACACCAATAACCAGATCGTGGTTGTTATCAAGGTAACGGGCCTGCTCACGTAACGACACGGCCCCGTACTGGCTTAACTGGTCGGCAGTTCGGTTTTCCCGCCGGGCTTTGTGTGTCCGTGTCGTTTTTACGGCCTCATAAGCCTGGATCACCGCACGGGAACGCAGCCTTGCCGCTTTCCATCCTGGTGAAAAAACGCCAATCACATCATCAAGAATTGCCATCAGAACCTCGCCAGCCGGTACCCAGGATGCCCCCGTCGTCGTGTAATCAGAGCCGCAAGGCGGCGCTCCCACTCCTGCCGTCCCTGCCGGATCTCAGATAAGTTTTCCATGGTCATCTGCTGACCATTAAAGGTGACGGATTTTCCGTCCAGCACCGCCATTTCAGCTTCCGTATAACGCTGAATCATGGCTTCGATATCATTCTGGTTCATAACCATCCTCCGGAAGTCAGCCAGGGGTTAACATCGTCAGTTACTGTTTTCTTCCGTTTTTGTTTTTTAACAGGCGTGGATACCGGTTCCGGTGAGGGTGACGGTTCGGTACTGTCCGGGACACACTCCAGCCAGGTTTCCAGGCTCGCCCACTCCGGTGCATCCGGCCAGCGGATCTTTTCGTATCCATGCAGAATGACCAGAGCCTCGGCATACACCATCAGGTCAAAAGCTTCGTTGGCACCGCGACCCGGCTTACTCCATTTCCCGTCACTACTCCGCTCTTCATACGTCAGTTCGTCGTAAAACCAGCTCCCCAGCCAGTCAGGGAAATGCACATAGCCGGGACCTGGAGAGTCACGCCATAACGCGTTATTCACCCGGTCTTTCAGGGCATCCGTCTGAAGAAGCCAGAGCGGCACATCACCTGCGGCCTGCGCCCGTCGGCCCGTTCGTCCGGTGTTATCAGGGAATGTACGGGTGATCAGTTTTGCGCGCCGGATGCTGTCGCCCTTAAACAGGTAAATACGTTTACCAAGGCCATCACGACGGCAACGACGCCAGAATTTATAGGCATTATCAGTGACCCCGTCTTCACCGCCGGAGTCCACCGCCATTGCCATCAGTCGCATTTGTTGAGAAGGATCGGAGGCCAGCGGCCAGCTTTTATGAAAAACATCCGTCAGCAGGACATCCCAGTCTTCCGGATAGCTGGCCGGATCAATTCGCTGGCTCTCCCCGTCGCTGTCACCGCGCAATGACTGCGTGATGTTGTAACGATCAATAATCCAGCGTTCGCCACGGCTGCCATAGCCCGTTACCTGAACCACAAAACGGCGATGACGTCCCGCCTGCACATCCACTGTCGCCACCAGGAAATTAACGCCATCCGGCACACTGCGGGAAGGAACTGGCTCTGCCCGCTGCTCAAGCAGTTCACTTTTTCGTTGCTCCATGCTGGCACGGGGAAGATAAGGTAATCCCCAGTCGGTATTGATAACCGTCTTGAGTGTTTCTTCACTTCCGGTTGTCTCGTATTCCTGTTCTGCAGTAAGCAGTTTGTAAACGAGTTGCGAGAGTGTCTGGTAAGCAGCTGCCGGACCCTCCATCCAGAATGACGCAATACGTGAGCGTCGGGGATCACCATAACGACTGCCATCCGCATTGATGGATTCACCATCCCGCAACCAGACCCCACGTCCGTTCAGCTCACGTTTTTGTTCAGGCATAATCCGTCCTGAACAGGAAGGACACTGAATATAAGCCGCCTCACTTGCCAGCACGGGATCGGCAATATCACGGAAACCAGCAACCACATCGCCGCAGGGCTGAAAATACTCACCACAGTGTGGACAGGGCCAGTACCAGCGACGGCGATCGCCACGGTTATAGAGCGACAGTATCCCCGTGGTTGGTGGAGCCTCATGCGGTGAAGTCCGTCGCCATTTCACATCCTTCACATCCCTGCCGGGGGAACTCTCCACCAGCGTCATACCACTGGACATAAATGTGGTGGTACGTTTTGAGGCAAGAGAGAAGGCATCCCCCTCGCCATCAATATCTTCCGGAAAACGGTCATAATCCGTCAGCGCCACGCATTTATAATCTGATGAGGACATGATATTGACTGACGGCCAGCCGATTTTCAGGTAGTTGCCAGCAAGGAATGTTCTGTCATAAACGTTGTTGTCATTTTTGTTCGGACTCAGGCGACTGACCACTTCCGGGCTGACGCGAAACGTTCTGGCAAGTCGTTTTTTGGAGTGTTCGCGGGCTTTTTCCTCCGTCATCTGAATGATCAGCATATCAGCAGGATCGCAAATCACATTGTAAATCACCCAGCCGTCAATCAGGCCGATAGTCTTGCCAGTTCGTGCCGGGCCAACAAATATCACTGCGTCGTATTCACGCGAGGCCAGGCAGTTCATCGGCTCAATAACATACGGTGCCACCAGCGGATCCCACGGGACTGAATTCCCGGCCCCCATGGGCACCCGCATATACTGAGCAACGGCATCAGCAACCAGCATTCGTCTCGGTGCGCGAAGGATATAACCTGAATCGGTTCGTGCTGCCTTTGCGGTTTCCTGATTCAGCATTACTCCTCCTGCTGTAATTCCTCCTCATCATCCGCACCTGCTTCGGTCACCCGCAGGGCTATCTGATCGCGCAGATCATCAATAATGGACTGAACACGGCTCACAGCGGCAGGCTGCAGGCCGCAGTCACGTTCCAGAATATCCGGTAATGTCTCCAGCACCTGCACGACCGCTTTTGCCCAGATGGCAAACTCCCGTCTGACATCACTGGCCGGAATGAGTTGTGCCGTTTCCTGTTCGAACTTAAGACGCTCACGTTCAGACTGATACCAGGCTTTGCGTTCATGTGGATCCATTTCGCCCTCAGCAACCGGCGGTGGTAACCCCATAAATTCAGTCAGAATATCGGTCAACCGGTATAGCTTGAGTTTGTCATGTCCACCAGCGGGACGAATGTTTTTCAGTCTTGCCACGACAGTCTGGCGGTGCAGACCAGATATCCGCATGCAGCTCGTCGTGATGCTTTCTGCACAAAGGCAACACAAAGAGGTCATGCGCTTTAGTACCCATTCCACCCTGACCGTGACCTATCAGGTGGTGGGGATCATCAGCGGGCTTTCCACAACATGCACACGGCTGTGTCTTAACCCAACGCGTGTACTTTTCATTAACCCAGCGGCGACGTTTTGGGCGTAACATAAAAGACTCCGGCGACTCCGGATCCACTTTCAGCGCCAGCACCTTTTTTGCCTTATCCTGGATGATGCTGGTGGCAGGAACCGAAGGCACAAGGTCACTTTCCCGGGTGACAGACGGCACAACAGGCTTTGGTAATCTCAGTGCCTTACGGGCTGCACTTTCCGGTAAGGCATCCGCCAGGTCATTACGAATCAGCCACCAGCACAGTTCCGGCATTGTCACAACGTGACTATCATCAAAACCGAGATCCCGACGCACAACAGACAACACCCAGCGGGCACAGTTATCCGTTGCCATTGATTCCAGCCGTTCCGTGAACTGATCGCGCAGCTGGTTATCGCAGTGCCAGCACAGACGGATTGCGCCCGGCGCGTGTCGCATTGTTGTCATGTTCTCGCTGTGCCAGTCGGAATGAGGCCACTGGCAGCCTTTTTCACGAAGTAACCAGCTTTCAAGACATTCCACGCCACCAGCACGACGGATCACTGCCTCATTGCGGAACACGGCCCGAACGGCAGGATCATCCGCCAGCGGTTGTGATGCCGCCGGTACGGCACCACTGGCGAAAGATGAATAACGTTCCGGCTCAGGCTCCAGCAGGACACGCCCCTGCATAAACAGGGGCATCAGCTCTGAACCTGGTCTGAACAATACGATCCCCATACGCGGGGCAATTTCAGGGGTCAGTAGTGCTCTCACGGTCACCTCAATGAACGGTATCGAGCAGCTTTAACAGCTCAGGGAATCGGGATTCGAAGAAATGCGGCTGCGTCTCGCGCGGATTGGCGGGACTGGTGATGTTCTTGCCGAACATGCAGCCTTTCGCTGTCAGCGACCAGAATTTTTTGATGTTGTTAATCGCGGTACGGCTGTATCGTTCGCGCTGCTCGACGATCCCCAGCTTCACCATCTGGTGATATGCCTGATTAGCTGTCAGGCGGATACCATACTGCTTCAGCAGTGCACTCAGTGACAGCGTGGGGCGGCTTGAGCCATCAGGCGCGTCAGCAGGAGCATCAATGGCATAGCGCGGTGCCAGATTCGGTAAGCCAACAGCCTCCTGGAGTTTCTGACAGGCACCAAGCACTGAAGAGTTAGACAGGTTTAATTCCCGGCGCATAAAGTCCAGCAGAATCACACCAGCCTGCATCTTGTCAGCAGCCTGTCCGGATAATTTTTCCGGTGCGCTGGTTACCATGTCGAAAGTACGGATCACCTTCAGATGGAATGACGGGCTGATCCACATTGCATAGGCATACACCAGTTCCTTGCAGACATACGTTCCCCGTTCATTTCCCCCATGAATCACACTCACCGGGTCAACACCCAAATTCTGGGTGTTGGTCAATTCATGAACAAGCTCAACAGTTTGTTGGCTGGAAAGAAACTTTCCTGGCTCCTTGGTTCTGGCATTTGCACCAGATGCTACTGCTGCGCGATGCAGATCGTTCAGGCTGTAACGCCCATAAGCATCACGACGAACTTCAATACCATCAATGACCATCAGATTATTCATACTTCGTTTCTCCTCTTAATCAGGCGGCTGCACCCGCCGGTTTCTCATACTTACTGATAGTGATCTCGACCTTCCCTTTCGGGATAACCGGTCCCCACTCCACCAGCATTCTTTTCACCTGTCTGTCGTCTTCCCACACACCCGCGTGGGTCAGGGCGTCAAACAGCGCCTTGTTATAGTTGTCCAGATCGCGGATCCGGTTATCCGGAGGAAACAACACGATCTCCACTGAAGCAGGTGCCGACGTTGGTTTCGGCAGACGACGTAACTGCTCAACTATTGCTGCGCACGCCGCGCTCTGAAATTTTCGCCCCGCCTCGCTTATCAGGCTCTTACCAGCAAATGCCCCTTTGTTGGGGTGTCGCCAGTACGTGTTCACGCTGGGCGGAAAAGGCAGTATTAGCTTCATACTTTCAGCTCCCTCTCATGTAACCAGTGGGCTGCACGCAGCCTGGCGTTTTCCTCACCGGCAAGCAGTGCGCGGATGATACCGACCGCTTCGCTGTCGTCGTCCTTCACCGCGGTATGAAGCGTGATCCCCCGGGCCACGCCACGCTTTATCGTGATGACGCCTTTTTTCTCCAGTGCGCGAAGATGCTCCACCGCTGCATTCACTGAACGGTATCCCAGCATGGTTGCCACCTCCTGATTGGTTGGCGGGAAGCCACGTTCTTTCTGGTAAGAAATCAGCATATCCAGCACCTGCTGCTGGCATTGAGTTAACGTCGTCATGCCGCCATCTCCCTGACCAGTTTTTCCGCCTGCTGGCGAACCTGCGCCAGAAAGGCCTCACCACATGCCTCAAGTTCATCGCGCCCGATGTAGCTGATTGCCGGTCCCTTCCAGGTCTTGTCGAAAACAGCAATAGCACCAGCGAAGAAAGCGCCTGTCGGCACCTGCTTCTCATCCTTCGGGATAAACCAGGCAGGCAGTTCAAAACCAATACGCCCGCGAATAAAAGCAATATGGTCTGCGTCTTCCGGCCACCACACTTCGCTGGTGGCAGCTTTGATCAGGAAAACATAGCGCCCGCCTTTATCACGCATGGAACTGGCATGCTTCATGATGTAACGCATGCCAGTGATGTATTGCCCCTCATGCTGACTGGCGCGGCTGTATGGGGGATTACCAAAGGCAGCCCCTTTAAGCTCCGCAAGACGTTCTGACCAGTCATGTGCCAGCGCGTTGTCTTCCGCCGTGTAATACGCGGCACATTTGGCGTTATCACCGTCAGTGAACAGATCCAGAACAAACGGACCAAACAGGGTGTTAATTCCCCAGAAAATGTTATCCGGCGTGCGCCACTGATCGCCCACTTCCTTCAGTTCATGGGCTGGTTTGTTCCGCAGTTCCACCAGCGCCTGGCAATATTTATTACTCATTAAGCCCCCACGTAATTCCCTGACAGATACCACTCTTCACCTGATGCAGCCCGCTTATTGCTTTTCCGTAAACACCGTTCACGACGCGCCAGAAAATTATTTCGTTCTGGCTGGGAGTGGCTTTCACGGAATGCCGCCATCCACACCGTTGCAGCACGACGGTATAAGCCCCTGGACTCCAGTTCTTCCGCCTGGCGGGTCAGGCACAAAATCACCCGCGGGTCGTTAGTGCCGACATAGAAATTGCGCACAGGTCTGGTTTCACGAACTGGTTGTGGTTCCGGCTCCTGCGCTCTCTCAGTCAGGCGTGGGAAATGTCTGCGTGTATCTCCTTCACAACGGTGAGCCACACGCCCACTCTGACGTAACTTGCTTGCTGACTGCAGAACGCGCTGCCGTGAGTAACCTGCAAAAGCATCCGCAATGTCTCCGGAAGTACACCCCGGATGGGCTTCAATGAATTTCTGAACTTCATTCAAAAGACTCATGATCACCCCCTGAATCCTGCCGGGATCTGGCTGTAGTCCACGTTGTCGTAACTGGCTTTGAAGTACGGGTCCTCACGTCTGGCTGCAGATACCGCAGGAACTTCCCAGGATTCTTCGAAATGACGATCCGGACCAAAGAACGTGACAGCCTGTTTCACAAATTGTGTGCCGCTGTTACCCATCGCAGATACCCAGCCTGCATAGCGTTTCACACCTTCCAGCATGGTTTCGGGGTTTACCCCCTCATTCAAACGGGCTTTCCAGGCTTTGAAGGCTGCTGATTTTGAATTGCCACCAGCACGTTTGGGGTATGCCAGCCATGCCTGCTCAAACTCCGGAGAGTATTCCGGTCGGTTTGAACGAACTCGCACGGACTCATCAGCAGATGCACCAACAGCTATTGGTTCATTGACTGGTTCTTTGACTGGTTCAAAAGAGTGACTGGTTCTGGGTGAATCTCCTGCACTACCCCCTGGTGCAACTCCTGCACTACCTGGTGAATTTGCTGCACCAGATAGTGAATTATTTGCACTACCCCCTAGTGAATCTCCTGCACCATCCAGATGAAGGAGATAGATATTACTTGAGTTACCTTTTTCACCTTTCCGGGTGACTTTTTTTACCAGCCCGGACTCACAAAGGGCCGCAATATGATTCATCACAGAACGTTTGCTAATCTCGCACTGGTCAGCAATATGCTGGTAGCTGGGCCAGCACTCCCCCTGATCGCTGGCATTATCAGCCAGCTTGATCAGAACCAGTTTTCGCAATGGATTACCCACTCGAATTTTCATCGCTTTAACCATCAGCTCCATACTCATGCAGCACCTCCGAGATGCTTCATGTTTTTTCCGGAGCGAAAGGTTATAAGCGGCATACTGACGCGGTAACTACGGCCCAGCGGTTCACAAATCACCTTCTGACATTCACGGTCAACCAGGCTAACACGTAGAACATGCCCTGCAGGTGTGGTGTACCACTGACCCGGACGAGGACAACGGAAAGTCTGATTGGTAAACCGTTTGAAAATATTCCGGATCATTTGCGCCCCCTTACCTCTGAAGGGTTCAGCGACAAATTTATGAGGCAGGCCAGTGCCGAAGCATCATTAATATAGTCATACAAGCTAACAGCCAGCGGAGATTCGGCTTTTGCCAACATAGGATAAAGCTGCTGCAGCCAGACCTGATGAATTGATGAAATGTAGGAATAGAGAACGCTGGCGTTATGTGCAACGTCGCTCGGTACAGGGGGTTTTGAAAGCTGTTTCTCCATCTGGTTAAAGGCATTGATATATGCCTCTTTGAACTGGGCAGCACGTTTACCCGTGAAACCCATAGCAAGAAACGCAAAGCCGTCGCGGGTTATTTGATAGCAAGGTAGTTTGCGGCCTGATGCGTCGATGTACTCACTGAGCTGAAAATTCAGCTCAGTAAATTCGGCAGAGCATTCAAGAGACGCAATTTTTTGAATGACATTTTTGTGTTGTTTGCCGAAATAACTAGCAACAGCCAGAGAAGAAGTAACAACTTTGTCTGCAATAATGCAAAGTTCAGGTTGTACTAAGGCAGGGATCGTAGCCATGATGGCAGCCTCCGTATGCAATGGATAACTTCCACCACCGGAAACGCCAATTTCGCTGGTGGTGAACTGAGCAGGGTTGGCGTAACCGGCGCATACGGAAACCGGCGCACCTTTCGGTGCCCCCACCCAGCCCACCATAATTTGGGTATAGCTGAGTTGTAGCAACAAAAAAGACGCTAACGCGCCAATTGTCGCCGTATGCAATTCCAGGACGCCAATCCCGGCACCCGCTTTATAAGGTGCCTGAACAGTGTAACGTCCCGGAATGGCAGAATCAATGTGCTGGTGGTCCTTCACACTCAACAAAATCACGCCTGAATTTCCACAAAGGACTAAAGCACTCATGCGGGTAGTCTTTGCGAAGATAGATAACGCGCTGTGTTTCTGGCTCCCAACGAATAACATGGACATAAAGCCCTCTTCCGTCACGAAACCAGCGGTTAAGTTCCTGCACAACTCGCCCCCCACAGTCAGGTAAAGTTCTCTGTGGTTACTTACAGCCAGGTGATCTGGTAATCTGCATTCATGCCGTAACAACAGGTGTTCAGCGACACTGACCACCAGCTGTTGCGACAAACGGTTATTTGCCGTTAAACTGTTCATGCGTTAGTTTCTCCACAGACACAAAACGCCACGACGCCCGGAGCTGCACACTCGCGGGCGTCACTCTTTTCTGGAGCGCAGAAGATTTTGTAGACCAGTGCTGCATGCTCCTGGAGCTTCGAAATTGACAGATACAACTCATCATTAATTGCTGTCTGCTCGTGTGGCTCCACGACCCCATCTTCGATTGCCGAACGAATCTGCTTTGAGTAATTCCCGATCTGTTCGATGACTTCCAGCAGGCGCTGGTTTATATCGGCGTTCTCTACTTCCTCAATTTCAGGAAGCGATACGAACACCCCACCGGCAGACTGTGCGACAGCATCCGCAATGTAGTGAGTGCCAGCCGCGCGCTGTAAAACCATTGCCCATCCCAGCGGGAAAATCTGATCGCCATCTGCACGAAGGCGGTTGAATAAAGCGTTCTCTGTTACATCCAGCCAGTCAGCAGCTTCAGCGTAACCCCCAGGCAATGCCGCGATAGTTTTTCTGACAGCTTTCACGTACCACTCAGGTTGTTTTTCCACTTTCCAGTGATGCTTACCCACGGCTTACCTCCTGTTCCTGTGGTTTAAACCCATTCTGGTTTTGGCTAGATTGAAAACGTGCCGGATAAAGAATCTGCATTTCGCTGATTTCACCCTTAAAAAAATTGGCCAGACGTTCTGCAAGATCGATAGATGGAATTTGTTCCAGTCTTTCAATACGACTCAGCGTCGCTGGATTGACCTGAACGCCCGCAGCAACATGCTGCAAAGTAAATCCGTGCGCCTTACGCACATTTCGTAATGGTGATTGCATATAACCTCCACATATTGCGTGATGAGCATATTATTTCACGCAAATATTTTGCGCAAGTTGATTTGCTTAACGCGCAATAAAGAAATGTAATAAACGCATGAACATAGGAAACCGAGTCAGACAACTTCGCCAGGCGAAGAACATGAAAATCGCCGATCTCGCTGAAGCAATAGGAGTGGATGCGGCGAATATCTCGCGCCTGGAAACAGGTAAGCAGAAACAATTCACTGAACAAGCCCTGAGTAATATTGCCAGGAGCTTAGGTGTTGATATTGCTGATCTCTTTACCTCAGACGTCAAAAGTAATACTGTATGTAAAAACAGTATTAGTGAGGATGTTGCGCAGGTGAAGGATGTATTCCGTATTGAAATGCTGGATGTCAGTGCCAGTGCGGGAAATGGCCTTATCCAGGGCGGTGATGTCATTGATGTGATTCATGCCATTGAATACAGAACTGATAATGCTGTATCGATGTTTGGCGGACGACCAGCCAATCACATTAAAGTTATCAACGTTCGTGGGGACAGTATGTGTCCAACCATTGAGCCAGGAGATCTCATCTTCGTTGATATCAGTATCAATCAGTTTGATGGGGATGGTATATATGTATTTGGTTTTGATGATAAAATTTACGTCAAACGACTGCAAATGATACCTGATAAACTGCTGGTAATTTCTGATAATCAGATTTACCGCGAATGGGGAATTACCAGCGAAAACGAACATCGGTTTATGGTCTTTGGAAAGGTCTTAATCAGTCAGTCACAAACCCTTAAGCGACACAATTAACCCCCTACCTCAACATCAATTAGCCACCAGAAGGTGGCTTTTCATTACCCACCAAATTGCATATCTCGCAATAAAAACACTTGCATAATGCGCAACTTCATTTTATCTTTCTTTCCAGACCTACAAACAAGGTACTAACAAAATTTGGTTGTAACACGGCGTATGGCACATGCGTCGTTAGCGGTCTGGGGACGTTAAAGGGGACAATCCACTCCTTGCTCGGGCAAACAAACCAGGTAGCCGGAATGTGCAAGTCAATGATGATGCTGATAAGACGCCTAACCAGCGTGGCGATTCGGTTTGACGCCTGGGAAGAGACCAGGGTGCAACGATGAGGGCATTTATGGAGCCGCGACAAAGTGTGGTGCCGTAACTGGCTAAGTGCTCTCAGCGTTGTGGTGAATGCGCAGGCTGATGCGCGAAAGACATTGCAGCTATTGCGGAAAAGAGCTGTTCGGCGGGGCAATTAAACGCCCGTGAGAGTCTGAAATAACCGCAAGCCGGAGATCAGCACCGGTCACCACAACAGCCACTGCTTTGGCGGTACCAGTTTGTACACTTGCTTCCGGCTGGTACCGCTCTTTTTACAAAACAGAGAAGAGCATCACCGGACGACGGGCTCATAACCCAATCCATCCGGGCGGCTGCCACCGCAGGTGTTCTTCTCTGTTTTGTGGAGAAACCAACCGACCTTGCAGGGTCGATATGATGAGGAGCAGCAAAATGGCTAGCGAACGCAGTACTGATGTGCAGGCATTTATCGGGGAGCTGGACGGCGGCGTATTTGAAACCAAAATCGGCGCAGTTCTCAGTGAAGTCGCTTCAGGTGTGATGAACACGAAAACCAAAGGTAAGGTCTCACTCAACCTGGAAATCGAACCATTTGATGAGAACCGTGTGAAAATCAAACACAAACTCTCATATGTTCGCCCGACTAACCGCGGGAAAATTTCCGAAGAAGACACCACCGAAACGCCGATGTATGTCAATCGCGGTGGTCGCCTGACTATTCTGCAGGAAGACCAGGGACAATTACTGACTCTTGCCGGTGAACCTGACGGAAAACTACGCGCAGCAGGTCATTAATATCGTTCTTAATTAACTGATTATTTATCTCATCACTGAATATCTTTATATAGTGAGGACTTATTATGTCTCAGAACTTAGACGCAACCGCAATTAATCAAATCCATGCCCTTATTTCTGCTCAGGGTGTTAATGAAATTATCAGTAAGATTGGTGCCGATGCTGTGGCATTGCCTGAGAATTTCCGCATTCATGATCTGGAAAAATTTAATTTAAATCGCTTCCGTTTCCGTGGTGCGCTTTCCACTGCCAACATCGATGACTTTACCCGTTATTCTAAAGATCTTGCAGATGAAGGCACCCGCTGCTTTATCGATGCTGATAATATGCGTGCCGTCAGTGTACTTAACCTGGGTACTATTGATGAACCAGGTCACGCAGATAACACCGCCACTCTCAAACTGAAAAAGACAGCACCGTTCTCTGCCCTGTTGTCTGTTAACGGCGAGCGTAACTCCCAGAAGTCACTGGCAGAATGGATTGAAGACTGGGCCGACTACCTTGTGGGCTTTGATGCTAATGGTGACGCTATTCAGGCAACAAAAGCGGCTGCGGCAGTCCGTAAAATCACGATTGAAGCAAACCAGACCGCTGATTTTGAAGATAATGACTTCAGCGGCAAACGCTCCCTGATGGAATCTGTCGAAGCGAAGACCAAAGACATTATGCCAGTGGCATTTGAATTTAAATGCGTTCCGTTTGAAGGTCTGAAAGAACGTCCGTTTAAATTACGCCTCAGCATTATCACTGGCGATCGTCCTGTACTGGTTCTGCGCATTATTCAGCTGGAAGCGGTGCAGGAAGATATGGCTAACGAATTTCGTGATCTGCTTGTTGAGAAATTCAAAGACAGCAAAGTAGAAACCTTTATTGGTACTTTCACCGCCTGATTTCATTACTGCAAATGCCCCTGCGGGGGCATTTATGGAAACGTAATTAACTCAATAATCACCGGATGGTGAGGGCTTCCTTTTACCCAAACTCAGCGCGGTGCAGCGCATATACGTGGAGAACAAAATGTCATTTATTAAAACTTTTTCCGGGAAGCATTTTTATTATGACAAGATAAATAAAGACGACATCGTGATTAACGATATCGCGGTTTCCCTTTCAAATATCTGCCGCTTTGCCGGTCATCTTTCTCACTTCTACAGTGTCGCCCAACATGCGGTGCTTTGCAGCCAGCTGGTGCCGCAGGAATTTGCTTTTGAAGCGTTAATGCATGATGCAACAGAAGCGTATTGCCAGGATATTCCCGCTCCACTGAAACGCCTTCTTCCTGACTATAAACGGATGGAAGAAAAAATTGACGCCGTAATCCGTGAGAAATACGGGTTACCCCCAGTTATGAGTACGCCCGTGAAATATGCCGATCTTATCATGCTGGCAACCGAACGCCGCGATCTCGGGCTTGATGATGGCTCTTTCTGGCCTGTACTGGAAGGCATCCCGGCAACAGAGATGTTCAACGTGATTCCACTGGCACCTAGCCATGCCTACGGGATGTTTATGGAACGTTTTAACGAGTTATCGGAGTTACGCAAATGCGCATGAATGTTTTCGAAATGGAAGGGTTTCTTCGCGGGAAATGTGTACCGCGAGATCTGAAAGTGAACGAAACAAATGCTGAGTACCTGGTACGTAAATTCGACGCGCTTGAAGCTAAATGTGCGGCACTGGAAAACAAAATAATACCAGTGTCAGCTGAACTGCCACCAGCAAATGAAAGTGTTCTGTTATTTGATGCTAACGGAGAAGGCTGGCTGATTGGCTGGCGTTCTCTCTGGTACACTTGGGGACAAAAAGAAACCGGAGAATGGCAGTGGACATTTCAGGTCGGGGACCTTGAAAACTTCAATATCACTCACTGGGCAGTAATGCCAAAAGCGCCGGAGGCTGGAGCATAATGACCACATTTACCAATAAAGAACTGATTAAAGAAATCAAAGAACGAATCAGCAGCCTAGAGGTTCGAGACGATATTGAGCGCCGTGCTTATGAAATTGCTCTGGCATCGCTAGAAGAGGAGCCGGTGGCATGGCTGCATTCAGAAAATGGCTTAGGTATTCCGGCAATAACGAGGAGTAAAAACATTGCTGACAGTTGGTTATCAAAGGGCTGGTATGTTCAGCCGCTATATATAGCCAAGCCAGTGCCGGTGGTGCCAGATGCTCGTCCGTCTTTAAATAATGGCATAGTCGGCTTTGATGAAGGCTGGAACGCCTGCCGCGCCGCCATGCTTAATGGTGCCGAACCTGTAAGCCAGACTTACAAGTTGAACGAGCTGTCGGGCAACTCTCCGGTAACTCCGGATGGTTGGATAAGCTGTAGTGAGCGAATGCCGAACGATAAACAGTATGTTTGGTGTTGGGGTAAGTCTTACGGCTGGACTGAGTGCGATACCTTCGAAGGGTATTACGATTGTTCGAGAAACAAATGGTGGGCAGTTACTGACAATGGGGAAGAACCGGCATCGAAAGTAACCCACTGGATGCCGCTACCGGAGCCACCGCAGGAGGTGAAGTAATGAACAACTTAATGACAACTAAACAAGTCGCCGACTTCTGTGGCGTTTCAGTATCGACCGTTCTTCGCTGGAACAGCGTAAACAGGAGAACTGGCCAGAAATACAGGCCAGACTTTCCAGATCCTGATATTAAATCATGCCCAAATAAATGGGCATCACGCAAGATTTACAAATTTGCGGGAGTTATTGAGTAACGAGCATTAGCTCAGATGAGAGTTGGTACACCTATGGCACAGAGCTAAACCTGATCTGTTATATTCGCTCTGTGCCGGAAGTATGCCATATTTATTACATACAGTTGTCAATCTTTAAGACTAATTGTGATTGCATCTGGAAATCCAATTTGGCTATAGCACATAGTTTCGGTTATGAATAATTTTCTATCGATAAAATCAAGTACATCTTTTTTCGTGAGCCCCGTTAACATCGTCAATTTGTTAATTACATAATCATACCAATCATGGTGAAGCATGTTTATATACATGTTAATATCAACTGCATCTTTCTTCCATGAGTTATTCGGTATCAAATCTTCAGATAAAAATCCTCTTATTAAATCGCTTGCATAGGACATCCTAAGAAAAACAGAAAGAAAAAGCCTTACATTAACATGTGTAAAATTTGTAGATAGCGTCGAAGGAAACTCGTAAAACCGGTAGATCAACCGACTTACAAACACAGCAGAGTCTATCGCATTTACTGGCAGTAATGTTCCGATGACACTTAATGCACCACTTATAACGAAGCCATTAGCAACAGAGGCATGAGAACCGCTTAGGGCAGATGTTAAACATGCACTCAGAATTACGATAGGAGGAATTCTTGCTATTTTTCTCAAACTCCAAGTGTCCACTTTATCCTCACCTATTATTAACCATCCATGACTCCCATTGCCATCATGGTTTCCATGACAATCCATAACAAGAATATGACCTTGATATTGATTTAGAGCATCAATAAACTCAGCTTTCGATCTAACATCAATAATCTCGCAATCAAGATCTGGCATCTGTTTTTTAAATATCTCAATTGCGTTCTCTAATATGAACTTTAAGTGATCATCAGGCTCAAAAGAACGTATAACTAAAACCTTTCTCAACTCAGATGCTTTTACTAAAACGCGCGGAAAAGCAGAGGCGCTCTGTAGAAGAACGTTACCAGGCGTAGCATTTATTCTTGATATCTCATGACTGAACATTATAGGTATGTTATTAAACCTAATCCAATCCAATGGTACATCACAAACAAAGGACAAATCGCTATAGTTTTTACTTATATATGTTCTCAACTTGCAACCAAGGGCTCTTCGAATAACAGTATTGAATGCTTTAGATTTAGTGATGAATGCTTCACTATTTATCCCAGAAGAAGTTGCAAGATCTTCAAGATTTTTCAAATAATTGGAGTAATGATTTATTGCATTTGGCAATCTTATTGCTGGGATTTTTTTATTTATGCTAAATAAAGTAATCGCAGCTGTTGTTAATCGCATTTCAGCGCGTCTTAGTGAGGTGAGGTAACGGAAAGCAGGACTTTTAAAAAGTTCTTTTCTATCTGAATTTATATCAAGTCTAATTCCAGAATAGCCAGGATTCCTCAACACTCCATCAATAAGGAATTTTTTCTCAATTGTGGATAAATTTTCCGTTATTAACTCATAAAAGTCATTATTTTTATCATATAAAAAAGAGTGCATACCCGGAGCAAAAAGTAAGACTTCCGTTGGAAGTGGTATATCTAATTCCTTTAAACATTCGGTGTATGCATCAACGCTATGAAGTATTATTTCTATAAACTCTCTTTTGCTACTACCATCTTTAATTCTTTTTGGTGGAGATAGCATATAGCCAAGTGATTCAATTAACAACTCATTGGGTAGTGTTGAATTGTTAAGCGTCGATCTCCAAGGTGATTTATTAAATAAAGCCCCTCTTCGCTTCAACTTCGTTGATATTTTCTTTTCACTGTGATTTTTTCTTATTTTATCCTCAATGAATTTCAACCGAGAGAAGAGCACCTTATCAAATGAGTATATACTATTAATCTTATTAAGTGGTAGATCAGCGCGTTTAGAATTGCAACAAATTATAGGTGGTATAGCAAAATGTTTTTTTAAAGCACAAACATACGAAAAATCTTCTTTAGCACAAAAAATTAAGCAAAATGGCGTTTGATAAATATTTGGTATTTTTTCAAGATTTTCTTTAGATATTAAAAAAATAGGATTTAGCCCGCTTAGAGTAGGCTGAAAGTTATCATTTTCATTGACAAAAATCTCACTAATTTCTTTTGGTGTTTTGGCCAATAAAAAAAGAATGTTGGATATCTCTGGGTTGAGGAGGCCAGTATCGAAACCTTGGATTATGGTTTGTTCCCCAGTAGTAGGCATGATTACAACTTTAAGTATCGCCCCGTGTTCCTGTAACAGTTCCATCAAAAATCCTAATAAACAAATAAAAATGTTATAATCAAAAACTGCAAGGATTAGCAAGCAATTCTTACAGTTTTAAGAAGGGGATTATACCGCAATATGCATAATTGCGTTCTGCCTATGCAAAATGTCAGTTCTAGTCTGAACAAGTACAAGTAACTATCGATTCAACCCTCTCCCACCACGCCTGGTAAGCTTTACGCTGTTCTTCTAAATAATCGCTCTTGTCATAAACCTGCCATACCCCTGGCAGTTTATGACCGAGCATTATTTCTGCAATATGAGGCGCAGTAAGATCAGAAAAGTTTGTTCGTGCTGTTCGTCTCAAATCATGAAGAGACCAATGAGGGAATTGATACCCCAAACGCCGCCATGCGTACTGCATTAAATTGTAAGGCAGCGACTGCAATGATGTCCGTCCAACGGGCTCCCTGCTTCCTTCCTTAGTAAAAAGCATATCGGAACCATTGTTCATAGAGATAACGTACTTTATAAGCTCTTCAACCGGTTCAATAATGGGGCGCTTTAGCGGTTCGCCTGTTATATCCCCTGTCTTATGTCGTTCTGGCGGTACAGTCCATACCTTATTTATGAAATCAAAATCATCCACCCTAGCAGTAATTAGCTCCGAACTACGGCAACCAAAATGCAGTAATAGTTTAATGAAGGCCCGGTATTTGGGAACCATTCTAGAGCCATCGATCGCAGCATAAAGAATTTTAATTTCATCGTGTGTCAGAAACCGTTTCTTCTGACCTTTACGGATATCCATATCTTTACCCGTGATATCCGACAGCGGGCGAGTTTCAATAAGCTTTCTCTTATACGCCCAGACATGGGCCTGCTTTGCGTTAATTAGCAATCGGTCTGCTATTGCTGGAGTCTTAGTGCTAAGAGGCTCCAAGACTTCTAACCAATCATGCAATGTAGCTGCATCGTGAGGGATATTCCCGATTTTAGAGAACAGGTGCAGCTCAAACGAGCGGAGTATCTGTTCAGAACCCTTTTTATTTTTTACACAATATGCTTCATACCAGGCACGGATCACAGACTCTACCGTCATGGCTTCAGTAGCTTTTCGTTTTTCAGCCTGCTTGACCAATCGTGGATTACGGTTTGACTCGAGTTCACCACGGAGACGGATAACTTCTTCTCTGGCCTCTTTTAATCCAGTTGCCGGGTAAGTTCCGATATCAAGACGCTCACCTTTCCCTGCCCATTGATAACGATATTGGAACACTACGCGACCTTTCGGTGATACTCTGACAGACAGACCATCACGATCGGATTTAACCAAAACCTTATCACGTTCCTTTCCAACGACTGAACGCAACCACGCATCAGACAGCGCCAT